TTTATTAATTTTTATTAATTTTTATTTATTTTTATTAATTTTTTTTTATTAATTTTTATTAATTTTTTTTTATTAATTTTATATTTACAATAAATTATAAGTTTTACTCAGGTTTATAATAAGTTTTAAATCCATCAGTCCGTCTACAAATTGTATCAACTTCCTGTTTAGTAAAATGTTCACGTACTAGACATTTACAAATACTATCAACAGTAAGAGGAATAATATTACCTTGAACTGTAGGATAATAATCAATTAGTATATCAGAAGTATTCATACCAAATAGAACTAGTCCTATTAGATTATCATGTTCAACAAGTTGTTTCATCTTTTTATACTGTTTAATTAGTCCCTCTTTTTGAATAAAAGATGAATCACCAAAGAACTGGTTACAAATTTTTGTAATATGTTCAGTAGTAGAATAACCTTCTATAAACCTTTCTGCTCTAATAAATACAAATGAAGCCGCTTTCTCAACTTGATCAAATTCTACATTAGACTCTTTCAACAAATCACCAATAGAAGTATCAAAAATACCAACAAAATTATTCATTTAAGTAAATTTTAAATAAATTTAATATGATTAAAATTAAAATACAAGTATAAAAAAATCAATTTTTATAAAATTTACTTAAATGATCATTCACTTTAAAAATTTGATAAAATCTAAAATTAGTTGATTTGTAATCTTGGAGTAATCATCATTCCTTGTAATTCTTGTATCAGAAGTTTACAAGCATATGGAACACTAATTTCCACAATTTCAGAATACTCTTCACATGAATGACATTGATAAATTTCATATTCAGGTTCTTTATTAACAACTGCAAATAATCCACATTTTTTACAAACATGGATTGTAAATTTATCAGAAACATCCATTAATCTTTCTTTTAAGAATCCTAAAGCACCGTGAGCAATCATACAGTCACGTTCCATTTCACCCATTCTTAGACCACCATCACGTGACCTTCCCTCTGCAGGTTGACGAGTTAATTGTACAACAGGACCACTAGCTCTACTGTGAATTTTATCAATGACCATATGTTTCAATCTTTGATAATAAGTAGGACCCATAAATATTTTAACATTCAATTGTTGACCAGTAGCACCACTATATAGTACTTCATTACCACAATAATCATAACCATTAGATTCTAAAATTTCTCTAAGATTCTCCTCATTAATTTTATTAAAAGGAGTACAATCATTATATCCTCCTAGAATACTTCCTGCTTTTCCCATCAAACATTCCATTAATTGTCCAATAGTCATCCGACTTGGTATAGCATGAGGATTCATAATGATATCAGGACTAATACCATCTTGATTAAATGGCATATGTTCCTGATTGTATACTACTCCAACAGTACCCTTTTGTCCACATCTACTACTAAATTTATCACCAATAGTAGGAACACGACAACTTCTAGTTCGAATTTTAACAAAACGGAAACCATCTGCATTTCTATCAGTATATACTTTATCAACAAAACCTGATTCGTTAGCTCTTAAACTAGTTGAACAATCGTTATAGACCTGATGTCCATTTTCAAACTTATTTTTTAATGGTAATACTTTGCCAATAATAATGTTATCTGAATTGACATATTCATTCTTTTCTACATAACCTTTTTCATTCAATTTATCATAACTTCCTGGTTTCATACGTTGAGTGTACTTAGGATTTGGTTTAGCAAACTTTTCTTCTCTGCCACTAGATTGAATCTTCTTTTCATCATCCTTATATGTCCTATAGAATGTTGATCTAAATAATCCCCTATCTACAGCACTTTTATTAATAATAACAGAATCTTCCACATTATAACCTGTATAACTAGCAATTGCTACAATTGCATTAATACCACTAGGAAGATCATTATAATTCAAATATTTACCAAATCTAGTATGAACTAAAGATTTTTCTGCATAATTTAGAACATAACCTAATGTATCCATCCTATTTTGGAAACTTGTAGAGTAAATTGACATTGCTTGCTTACCCATAGCAGACTGATAAGTATTTCTAGGAGATTGATTGTGATCACTAAATGGTACCACACTACCTAATACTCCTAAAATTAAAGCAGGATGAATTTCACAATGAGTAAACTCATTAATATAAGGTTCCATTTGATTAAATAAAGTTTTATAATTCATTGAAATTAAAGTATTATTAGTTTCATTAGTATCAATATATTCAATAACAGATTCTTGAACATCCATATCTATAGTAAACAAATTTGGAGTCATTAAACATTGTAGATTATAATTATTATTTCTCATTAAATCCATATGTTTTTCTGTTAAAAGTATATTGTTTTTTTTTACAATATATAAAGGTCTTAAAAGTCTACCAGCATCTGTATAAATTTTAACAATGTTCTCATCTAAATTCCAATAGATACCAGTATAAACATTAATTTTACCTGTTCTTCTATAGTTTCTTAAATCATTAACAAACTTTTTTGGATTTTTATGATTACCAATCCAAATACCATTTACAAAAACAATTGTAGAATTAAGAGAATCAATTGGTTTTACATCATCGATATCAATTAAATCCATAGTTCTAATTAATGCCTTTACAGGTTCACTATTACTACTATAAGAAATCTTAGCAGCAAGTGACATATTCTTAACTAGACCTACAGGTTGACCTTCTGGAGTCTCAACAGGACAAATATATCCCCATTTAGTTGCATGTAATTTACGAGGTTTTACAATTTTACCATTATTGTTCTTTTTATCACTTGGAGAATTAATTCTACGTAAGTGAGAAAGATAACTTTGATAACCAAGACGATTAATTACTTGCGCTGTACCAACTTTAACTCTACCTTTACCTGAAGTTTTTACACCCCAATTACCAGTAGCAAGAGCATATTTCATACCTCCATCAATAATTGTTGGTTTAATAATTTTATAAATATTGTTAGTAGTGATAATATCAAATACACCTTTTTCACTTTTATTATTCTTAATTTCTTTAGTTAAGTTTTTAACCATATCTTTAATGGTTTTATTAAAACATTGTCTAAATAAACTAGCTAAAAGTCTACCAGGTGTATCTACACGTTTATTAGAATAACTATCACGATCATCAAATTCCAGATTTCCTGATTTAGTCAGAAGAAGTTTTCTAATCATAAAACCAAGATATTTGGCTTTATTCAATAATGATGATTTAATATGAGATAGAATTTCATCATTTAAAATTTTATTAAGCAATTTTAGTTTAGAATCTTGATCAAGTTTAATATCTTTATTAGGCGGTTTAATGTTTGTATAAGAAAGTAATACTTTTCTATATTCCATTATTTTACTTGAATTTTCAATATTATTACTAATATTAAAGCTATTCTTGAATAATTGAAATCCATTTGTAATCATTTCAATTAGTTGAATACCTAAATCTGAACTTTGATCCCAAACAATTAGATCTATCATATCTTTGTCTGATTTAACTCCCAAAGCTCCAAATATCAAGTAAATTGGAATTGGAACTTTAAAACTAGGAGATTCAAAATCTAATACTTGGTTTTTAGGATTATATTTAATACTATTTCCCATAACTACAGAGAACCTTTTATCTGATACACAACGAATTTCAACCTCTAAAAATTTAGATTTACGTTGATAATCAAAAACCATAGGTTCATTTTCAGCAATCCTTTCTTGTGAAACAATAACTTTTTCATTACCACTTATAATAAAGTAACCTCCAAAATCATACTTACATTCACCTTTTTGAACATTATTTGACCCATCTTTTTTGCTTAATACACAATTAATAGATTTAACCATAATAGGAATTTTACCAAAACTAATATTTTGAAAATATTGTTCCTTTTCTTCTTCTTTATCAAGATTAGGTTCAGGATTATTAGAATCTTCTGATCTAGTAATACATTTTAATTTTAAATTAAGAGTAAGGGGTGCACTATATGTTAAATTTCTTAACCTTGCTATTTCTGGATTCATAGATTGATAACTACCGTCATTTTCATGAATGGTTGAATGTCCTAAATTGATATTTAGAAAATCAATATGAAGTTCCATTGCATGTTTATTAACTTTTTCATTATAATCAAAATATAATACTCTTGTATTAAACTGTTTAATAATATCATCAATATCTTTTGTTATAAATTGTTTATAACTACTTAATTGATGATTAATCAGTTCCTTATTATTATTTTGATTAAATATACTATCAATAATTTCGAAAGATTGAGTAGTATTTAATTTGAATTGTTCTTTTTTACTATCCATAATAATTAAATATTTTTATTTAGTTAGTCAAATATGAAATCAATTTTTATTAAGATTATATAAAATTGTAAAAAACTTTTTAAATTTTAAAAATACTTAAAAAATAACAATATTAATAATAAAAGCATTAAAAATAAATAAATATTAAAATTGATTTATTTATTAATAATCAATAATAAAATACATTTAACAATATATATAATAATATAATTAACATGCCATATTATTGTCAAAGTTGTAATAGATCTATTAGAGGTAGAATTTATGAAACTGAAAAGGTAATAAATAACAGTGTATTTGTTTGTCATCATTGTAGTACTAAATACCTTACTAAACTAGATAGTAATAAAGATGCTCCTAGATTTCGACTTTATTACAAAAATGAATCTGAAAATATTAAAAACAGGAACAACATGCCAGGATATGTTTCAGATTCAGACCCTGTAAAAAATAATGAAGAAAAAAAAAGGAGGAGAAATGTTAGATTTAATATGGATATCAAAGGAGATAATAAAAAAAGTAAACAAGATAATAGTACAAATATGCCTGAATCTAATAAAGATGATAATGAAAGTTATCAAGATGAAGATTATAATGATACTAACAATAACAAAAATTGGTCAACAAAAGGAAGAACATCTCAAAACAAAACTAATTCATTAGATGAAGGACAAGGTAATAATAAAGGTACAGAAGATGAATTTAAAAATTTATTAGATTATCTTTTTGGTGGAGCTAATGTCAACTATATTGAAATAGACCCAAATAAAATGCCTTCTCATTTAAAAGAAAGGGGTAATAAAAGAAAAAGAAAAGATCAAGTAGAGGAACATAGAGACTATAAAAAAAGAGTAATAGATTATCCTTTTAAGTGGCTTGGTAATGATATTAAAACTATTGATGATCTGATTAATCTGGGTAACAGTTTTGATCCTAAAGAAGAAATTAGAGGAAATTTAAATTTATTTAAACTTCATAAATTAGTAAAACCATTACAAAAATTAAAAGATATGGTTGGATTACAAGAAGTAAAAAAGATTATTTTTGAGGAAGCTATTTATTTCTTACAAGATTTAGATGAAGGTAATAAAGAAATGTTACATACAGTTATTGCTGGACCTCCAGGTGTTGGAAAAACTCAGTTAGCACATATTATTGCTGATTATTATAATGCACTTGGATTCTTAAAAACTAATAATGTAGTTTCAGTTAAAAGGAATGATTTAGTAGCAGGATATCTGGGACAATCAGCTATCAAAACTAAAAAGAAACTTGATGAAGCTTTAGGAGGAGTTTTACTTATTGATGAAGCTTATTCTCTTGGTGATACAGCAGGTGGTAAAGACTCATATTCAAAAGAAGTAATTGATTTACTAACATCTTATCTATCTGAACATGCACATGAATTTGTGTGTGTTATTGCTGGATATAAAGATGCTCTTGAAGATAGATTCTTCTCACAAAATCAAGGATTAGCACGTAGATTTTCCAAAAGATATACAATTACTGGTTATTCAGGAGAAGAACTATTTGAAATTTTTAAAACATGTGTTTCTAAAAATAATTGGAAAATGTCAAATAAAAAAATAGATAAAGTTAAGCTTTCATTATTTACAGATAACCAAAAAATATTCAAAAATTTTGGAGGAGATATGGAAACTTTGTTTAATTGTTGTAAAAAAGTTCATTCAAAGAGATTACTCTGTATTGAAACAGAGGATGGTTTAAATGATAGTAAAAAAAAGTTAAATAATAATGATGTATTTCAAGGAATAGAATTGTTTAAAAATATTACTGATAAAAATATTGAAAAAAATGTACACGATATTTGTCCATATTTATATACTTAATAATTAATATCTATTATCTACTAATATTTAAATGTAATGTCTATATTTAATATTTATCAAAATTATAATTAGATTGTTTTAATATTAGTTTTTTTTAATTTTGGTATTAAATATTTTACTAATATATAAATTACAGCAATCATAAATAACATTACACAAATCATAATTACTAATTTATGTTTATTAAATAATTTTAAATTTGTACCAAATAGTGAATTAACTTCCTTTTTTTCTTTACTTTCTTCACTTTCTTCACTTTCTTCACTTTCTTCTTCAACTACACCACTTTTTTTTAATAAATTTGAATTTTGCATTGCTAAAGCTTTCTCTTTAAGATTTTCTTCTGATTCTTCATCCATAACAATAGGATGTTCTGGTACATTTACAATTTTTTTTTCTAAACCACTTGCATCATATAATTTATCATGATCAGGATTGTGTACAATCTTTGGTTTATTATTAACCTTTGGAACTAATAAAGGATTAATTTTTTCATTATAATTTTTTAAATTATCAGTATGTTTTCCATTATTTATCCTATCTGATTGTTTTTCTAGATAAAGATCCTTCTGATTAGTTTCATCAATGTAAGTTTTTTCATTTGGAATTAAAGAAAGTTTAATTTGAGTTGATGGGGTCTTAACTTTTATAATTTTTCCTCCTTTGGCAATACATTCATCACTAGATTCATTACCAGTAATACTTTCGTCTCCAACGCATAGCGTATCTAAAACCTCTATTGGAGCACCTTTAGGAATATCTTTAGCATTGATATAGTTTCTATATTTTAATGGATTATTAAGTATTGTTGAATTGAAAATAGATGTTTGTACTTCTAATAGATTTTTATGATACTTATCCATACCCTCATTTAACTTTACTTTAAATGACTCTTTATTTTCATGAGCTACTATTTTATCTTTTACTAATTCTAATGGTGTTTTACCATCCCTATTTTTTTCATCAGTAGATACACCTCTATCTAATAAAAATCTAACAATTTTAACAAAGTTATCATGTTCATTACTATGTTTAATAACGTGATGTAAAGTATTATCATTATCATTATTTTTATTTAAAACACCAGATCCACTAGAATATAAAAGTCTTGCCATTTCTATATTTCCTTTTTTTAATGCATGAAAAATAGGAGTATTACCATCAATATCTGTAACTTTTATTTCGGCACCTAACTTGATTAAAGTTTCAGCATTATTATAATTATCATGTTTTACTGCTATATGAAGAGGAGTATGGCCCTTTACATTTTTAATATTAATATCTGGTTTTAATGCTAGTAATAGTTCCATTATTTCAGCTTGGTTATGTTTAGATGATTCATGAAGTAATCTATTACCATAATTATTATGAGTTAAATTATTATCAACATGTTTATATTTTCTAATATAATCTTTTACAAAATTAATATCTCCATTTTCAATAGCTTTACTTACTTTTGAATCATCAAAAGCAGTATAACCTCTTTCTTCAAGTAAAGATTTTCCAACAATATTATCAAAACTTAATGTTTCAGTATTATCACAACTATCAGTAAAACAATTTTTTACTAAATTGGTAGCAATTTTAATATAAGGTTTTCTAGTATTATTGATTTTTGATTTAGAGATTTTACAAATATGGTAAGCAGTTGGCGTAATCCACCCTTCTTCATTAATTAATACTTTGGAAAGTAAAATACTCTCTATTTCTCCACCACTTTTAACTACTTTAATATTAGGATAAACCTTTATAAAATTTTTTAAATAAGTTTTATCAACATTTTCATAACTATTAGTAGGATCACAACAAACTCCCAATTGACATCCATTATTATTTGATACACGATATAATGTACTTTTAATATTTTTTATATCTCTTTTGTTAAATATTCTACCATAATCTTTATTTACACTATCTATTTTATTTAAAAAAAAGGGATCAATGCAATTACACTTTGATGATTGTTTTGTTGAATCTATTTTTAGAAATGTGTCCATATTAGTATAAATATATATTTTTTTTTTAAAGTATAATACACTTTAATATCTTTTATTAAAACTATAAAAAATTTAATTTATTAGGGTAATTATAATATATTAAATTATTAAATTATTTATTAACACACATTTGATTTGTATAATCAAATCTACATTTTGGATGTAATTTACAGCTTGATAGATCATTACCTAAATCCTCGCAATTTATATCTGTATTTGTACCTTTAGTTACATTATCAGTATTCTTTACAAATTCTAATCCCTTCATATTTGGTGGTAGAAAACCTTCAATTGGATTTTGTTTAGGTTTTAAATTTGGTTTTGATTCTGGAGAATTATTATTTTTAGGTCCTTTATTAGCACCTAAACCTTTAAATTCAGGACCAACTAAGTTTTTACCTAAATCAAATTTAATTTCTTTTTTATTAAAAGCTCTATTTTGGAATCTAGGTTTATTTCTGTTCTTATTTTGATTCTTACCTGATTTTAAAATATTAAATATATCAAAACTTTGACCACTGTTCTGACTTTTTTTATTGGTATTACTATTTTCATCAACAATTTTTACCATGTTATTTCCAAATAACATATTTTTTCGTGAACTAGATTTTTTTCTAGACATCTTCTTGTTTTGACTAGATTTATATATATTATTTGAATTAATCATAGAATAATTGTTATTATTTAACTTATAAATGTTACTTTCATATTGCAAATTTTCCTTTACAACTTTCATTACATCTTTCAATTCTCTATTTAAGAATGCCATATTTAATATAAAATTATCATGTTTAACATTTCTTTTATAATCTTTATTTTCAACTGTTTTGATAATCATAATAACTTCTCCATCTGGATTAATTTTGACGTCAATCTCTTTGAATAATAATTGTTCACGTTCTGGAAATGTAATATGTATTTTATATCTAATTTGTTTTATTAAACTTTCTCTCCTAAGAGCAGTAGATGAAGTATCATCACCAACATTAAAGTTTCTTAATAATAATGGTAAAGATTTATCAATTATATCATGTTTTTTAAAATGCTCTTTAATAACAATATTTTTGAATAATGTTTCAAAATTAGAATTATTTAAGAAAGTATCTAACTGAATTAAGTTTTCCAAATGTGAATTATAAAGTTTATAATAATCATCTACACTTTTAGTTAATTTTTCATATGCATTAATAAGTCTAGTTTCTGAACTTTTAGCTTTTTTAAAACTTAATTTTAAATTGTTAACAGGTTTAATAAATCTATTAAATAAACCTTTACCAGTCTGTTTTTTTAAACTTTTATTTTTTTTTTCTTTAGTAAGATTTTTTTTGGATTTTTTAATCTTATTATTCATTTAATATTATAGAATATTTTTTTTTAAAAATTATTGTTACTATAAATTAGAATGAAACATATAGGAAACTTTTATATAAAAGATCAAAAATATTTTGCTAAAGGAGCATTTTCAAAAATATTTTTAGGTTATAACAAATACTCAAATTATAAAGTTGCTATTAAAAGGATAAAAGTAGAAGATACAAACAAACTAAAACCATATGTTAAAAGAGAAATTGAGTTACATAGTAAGTTAAATCATAATAATATAGTAAAAATGCATGATGTTATAATGGATGAATTTAATAGTTGTATATATTTAATATTAGAATATTGTAAATTAGGAGATCTATCTAAATTTCAAAATAAAAGACCTATAAATGAAATATATGTACAAAATTTTATATTCCAATTAAAAAATGCTTTATTTTATTTAAAAGAAAAAGAAATTATCCATAGAGATCTAAAACCACAAAATTTACTTATAACTGAAGGATATACATTAAAACTTTCTGATTTTGGATTAGCAAAGGAATTAAAAAAAGAACAAGCAGAAATAGATTTAAAACAAACCTATTGTGGAAGTCCTATGTATATGTCTCCTGAACTAATACAACATAAAAAATACAATTCTAATACAGATCTTTGGTCTATTGGAGTTATTTTATATGAAATGATTACCGGGGATCCTCCTTTTAAAGTAAAAAATTATAAAGAATTAATTAAAGAAATGAAAAAAAATATAAAACTCCCTAATAGATTTAGAAAATATATATCTAGTGAATGTAATCATTTATTAGAATCATTATTAAATATCGATTCTAAAAACAGAATGAATTGGGATCAATTCTTTGATTATGAATGGTTAAATAGTAACAAATTAATAGACTTTGAAAATTTGTTAATTACTAAACCATTAGATAATAGTCTTATTAATAGAGTTAATAGTATATTTATTGAGGATGAATTAACATCATCACTAATCCTAAATATTAATAATAATTTTATAAATAATAAGTTTATAAATAATAATAATGATTTATTTGCAGTAGATTTTAATCATAAACCTAAATTATCTAATAATAAGGAAAGTAATACAAATAATGATAAACATATTGATAGTAAAGTATTATACAATAATAAAAAAACATCATTAAATAATGTTGTTAAACATAATGAAAATAATGATAATAATAAAAGACATAATTCGCTAGAAGATAATGATGTTAAATTGAGTATGAATGATTTAATTATGGGATTAGATTCTGATTTGGACAACGATAGCCGTATATCAAATAGTTCTTTGAACAATAGTAATGATATTTATGGTGTACATGATAGTAATGATAGTAATGATAGTAATGAAAACTATACTACTTGTAGTGAAGATAGCAATACTGGTAGTCTATTAAATTCAATAAATAATAATAGAGATTATAGTTTTAGAAAAAATTTGAATAGTTTTACGACAAATATGAAATCATCATTAAATAATTTGAATAAAATATCAGATTTAAAACCACAAAAATTCAGTCTAGATTCTAGATTATCATTATTAGAAAGTAATAGATTAAGTGGAAGAGATAAAAAAGAGAAAAGTAAGTTAAATAAAAACGTCACATGTGAATATGTTAAGGTTGATGTTGATGCAGGAAACCAAGTTTCATTTACTTCATCATTAATTTCTAGTATTGAAAAAAGTAAACCCATAAATATTATTAATAATAAAGGTAACCAAAGAAATAGATATAACAAAAATTATCCTGATAGTTCCAATATTTATAATAATTTTAGAAGTAATAATATTAATCATTATACTAGAAATAATAGATCAAATAGTTTAAATTCAAATAGTTTAAATTCAAATAGTTTAAATTCAAATAGTTTAAATTCAAATAGTAAATATGATTTCCATAATGAAATAGAAAATTCTGTAGAAGAAAAATTTAAAAAAAATAGCATGTCGCCAAGTAAATCAAGTAAATCAAGTGTTGATAATATTTTTAATAGTTCAATAAATTTATTAAAAGAATCTTACAACTACTTAAGTAATAATAAATCATTATAAAAATATTATAAAAATATTATAAAAATATCAGTTAATTTTTTTTGTTTTATTTAGCATTTTAGCGTCTTCATTTAAATGATCTAAAGTAGATATATTAAGTGCTAGACAACCCCTAAAATCCATTGAACCTGTATGATTAAGATTTGTGCTTAGATCTAACCACAAGTCACCACCACATTGTATCCATCTTTTACAAAATAGATAATCTTCACTTAAGTAAACCTTACTTTCTTCATCAATTAGAGTGTCGAACAATGTATAAAAGTAATCTTCAATATTATTACCTCCATGATAACCAGCTACATTATTACGATACTGTAGTTCTGGAAACTTATAAATCATAGTTTCAATTACACATTTTTTAATCATCATAAATCCAGTACCAATATCTTTTACTTTAACCATATTGTTTTCTACTTGTGCTACAAGTTTGTCTCCATCTTTAAAATAAACTGGATTAAATACATAATCTAAACTTTTTGCTAGTAAATGATTATCATCTAAATCTGGATTCTCTTTAACATGGTGTTTAACCTTGCTCCAATTTAACATTTTCTTTGGATAACAACCACCAGACAATTCCTTATCAGCTAAAAGCAATCTAACTACTGATATCCATGGGAATGTTATGTCAGCATCAACAAATAATAAATGTGTGGCCTCTTCTGAAGCCATAAATTTAGCCACAATACCATTACGAGCTCTTGGAATAAGACTTTCATTACCAATTGTCATTAATTCAAATGGGATACCTAGTTTAGTAAAACTAACACTTAGGTCCATCATACTTTGAAAATATCCAATATGACATTGACCACCATAGCAAGGAGTACCAATCATAATTTTTGTAGGATTTGTTGATAAATATTGTTTAACTGCTTCTTGAAGAGAAACTTCTTGTGGTTGATTAGATTGATCTTGATTAGGTTGACCAGATTGGTTAGATTGAGTAGAATCAGTATTCATTTGTTTTTCAATTATACATAAAATATTTATATAAACTTTAAATAAAAAAAAATCAATAATTTCAAATAAGTTATTAAATAGTTAAAAATAAGCATATCAAATAATTTAAAAACTAGCTCCATGCATTTTAATTAAAAACTTACCAGCAGTTAATGATACATTAGAAGAATTAGCACCTGTATAAGTTAAATAAAAATAATCATTAGTGGATAATGTTGTTGGAACTGTCAAACTTATTTCAGATAATAAAGACACTTCAGATGCCGTACTAAGGTTAGTAATATCTGTTTCGCCTGTTGATAAAATATTTGAACTATATCCTATTGTATATTTATTTAATACTGGAGCCACATAAATAACTCTGAAAGAAGCAGATGATTGATTTTCTACTTCATCACCAGTACTATATCCTGAACCTGAAGTATTTACAGAAACACCATATATAGGATAATTATTCGCACCAATATCATAAATTTGTTTTAAATCAACTGTTAACCCTACAGGATCATCAAAAGTTGTTGGATTAAATTCCGTGCTAATGTTTGTATTAGTTACTGAATTATTAATAAAAACATTAGAATACATTACTACTCTACGATCAGTTGTATAATAATTAAAAGTGTATTCTGTTAAATAATCATCACCAGTAACTTTAACTGGTTCTTTATCAGTATATCCAGAACCAGCATTATTTACAAAAATTTCTTTAATTCCACCATTAGTTGTCATATCGAAAGTCACTGTAGCATCACTTCCACCACTATCTGTACCTGTAATAGTATATGGTGTACCATTTGATAAATTAAATGGATTTGCACCAAATCCACTCCAATCAAGAAAACCTATCTCTTCAGATAAACCTACAACATTAGGTGAAGGTGCCTCTAAACAATACATTTCCATTTTATAAATTGTACCCATTTTAGATTCTTCATATCTTCCAAAAAAAGAATTTGTTGAATTATTTTTTCCTACAGAACATACTGAACTACTAGTAGCTTTTGATGCTACCACTAAATTTTGAGCATCAATTTGAAAGGTAGTTATTTTACTACCAAATGCTTCTGTAATAAATGAATTAAAATACAATGGAGCAAATCCTGAACCATTAGATGTAGGTGTTGATCTAGATACTGCTAATCTATTAGGATCATTATCTATATTAGTAGATCTACCTTCAAATGTAGTTCCACCCTTATATGACTTTAACAATATAGCCGATGAATTTGTTCCTAATATATTATGGACTTCAATAGTTTCACTAACACCAGAATTTGATGTCATAACTATAGAATTTGAAGCATTATTAACTGAATGCATAATTATACTTCCACTAGTAGTAGAAATATTTACAGTGGAATCACCAACTGTAATATCATCAGCAGCAGTGGAACCACCTCCACCTCCACCACCTCCACCTCCTCCTCCACCTATAGTACCCATATCAGCAGTTTGGTCAGTGTACTGAATTAAATACCAATTACTACCATCATAATTCCATACTGTTACATCTCCACTAGCAGTGACAATATCGGTAGAACCACCTTTTAAAGTAGTACCAGTTACATCATAAGTTACAGCACCTCTTGAAAATACAGTAATTGTTTGTCCAGCAATACCATCGTCAAAACCTGTAATAGTTAATGTTCCAGTATCTGTCTCATATAAATTACCAGCACTAACACTTGGAGTAGTGTCACTAGATGTGAATACATCTACATCTGTTGCTGGACCATTACTAATAGATGTTTGACCTCTAATATATATTTTACCAGTAGTTCCTTTACCTAAATTGATAACATTAGAACCAGAATTACCAATATTAATTGTATCACCACCAGCAGTTCCTACATTGACTTCTCCTAAAGATCCAGAATATACACCTGCTCTTATATTACCATTACTGGCATTATAAGTGAAATTAGTATCGGAATCTTCAAGCAAACCATTACTACCATCATGGAATAATATTTTACGATCAGCATCTGCTGATGACGTACTTACTGAAACAGCACCACTTAAACTACTATCTGTACCACTAGAGTTTCTAACATATATTTGTCCACTATTCAAATATAAAGTTCCTAATCCACTTCCAGGAGTTGTAGCATTAGTACCTAAATCTTTTAATATTAAACCATCATTACCTGTTACTCTTATATCAGCATTGAAAAATGACATTACTTAATTTAATTAAAATAGGATAACATTTTTTTTTAAGTTTTTTTACTTATCTTTTAAGACATCAAAAAAATAAAAAAATAATTACACAATAATTATTTAAATAATTTGTTAAATAATTTATGATACAGCAGCACCAGTATTAATAATTCTCCATTTACTTGCCATATATAATACGGTTGCTGATTGTCCAGTAGTACTGAATGTTAAATATTGAGACAATCCACTACCAGTTGCTAATCCATTACTACCAAAATCAATTCTAAGTGTTTCCGATGAACCTTGATTAAATAAAACATGCCATAATTGACCATTAGTTGCTGGATTACCTTCAACAGTAGTATATAAAGCATCTGTACCTCCTACATTATAATAACTTACACTTGATGTAACTGCTTTGGCAGTAGGAGAACCCTCAGTTGTTGATAATCCAGAAGTAATTAATTCTGTTGATAATACTAATGAACCTGTAGTAACAACTACATTAGCGGTTGCTGATGGAGTTAAATTTATAATATTACCAGAAGTAACAGTTAAATCAGTACCATCACCGCTAATTGTTTCACCAGAACCAACACCAAATTCTAAATTTTTACCACTAGTAATAGTGACATTAGCAGATGGTGCTAAATTTATACTATTACTAGAATTTACATATAAATCAGCACCATCTCCAACAATATTTTCTCCGGCATCCCCAAATGTGACACCAATACCAGATGGAACATTTACATCAGTAGTAGCAGTTAAATTAATAGCACCTCCTGAAGTAACAGTTAAGTCTGTATCATCACCTTCAATCTTTTCACCTGTACCAAAAGTAACACCAACATTGGCGGGAACTACAACATCGGTAGTAGCAGTTAAATTAATAGCACCTCCTGAAGTAACAGTTAAATCAGTACCATCTCCAGAAATATTTTCACCAGCTTCAGCAAATATAAATTGATTTCCAGCAGATAAAGTTAAATTAGTACCATTAGTTGTGAAGGTGGAAATACCTCCAAATGATCCACTATTGTTAAATTGTATTTGAGTATCTGCACCACCTGGTGTTCCACTACCAGATGAGGAATCTGTAAAACTTAAATTACCAATACCATCAGTTTGTAAAACTTGACCACTTGTACCATCACTACTTGGTAATACAAAACTAATATTACGAGTAACATCTGTGTTAGCAGTCAAACCAATATAAGTACTATCATCTGTAGCTCCATTACCGTAAAATCTAATACCACCAGCATTAGATGTTGAACCTAAAATATTAACTTTACCGTGACCTTTTGGATTTAAATTAAGTCCAATATCAGTATCACTACCAATAACATTAAGTGATACATTTGATCCAGCAGCATTATTTGTAATTTCTAAATTGTTAACAGCACTTCCATTGACATCAAAGGTGAGTAATTCATTATTTGAATCATCACGAATAGATGTTCCATCTCCATAATTTAATGAGAAATATGATTTTCCAGACATTTTTATAATATTAATAAATATAAAAATATAATAAAATAAAAAATAATTATATTTCAAATAATAGAATAATTTATAAAACTATAGCACCAGTATTAAGAATTTGCCATTTATTAATAGTATTGCCTAAATATATTAGAGATGCACTTTGACCAGTTCCAACAAAATTTAATTTTCTAGATAATCCAGTACCTGTAATTAAATTATCATCGTCAAAATCTACTAAAACATTTATAGATTTAGAACCACTATTATTAAATATCATATTTAGTTTTTGCCCATGAACCCCTACTGTTATATTAGCAAAATAAGAACCAACCGTATCATCTTCTACAAAATCAAATACAATAGTATCGCTACTAATAGGAATATTCCAACTTTGTTCAGGAATATAACTAGCATTACTACTAGTACTATAAATACTTGATTTTTGATAACCACTAATATCTAAATTTGTTCCACTAACAACTACATTACCACTTTCTGATGTTAATGTAATATCGCCTTCTCCCTTAGTCTCTATATCTAATCCTATTGATGAATCAGAACCATATGTTTTTAACTTTGGTTCTCCACCTGGTGCAGCATTCTCTATTTGAATATAATTAACATTTCCTTTAACACTAGTATTTCCTTTTAAATTTATTATTTCATTTCCAACAGAATCTACTAATCCATGATTATTATTAAACTTTAAATAATTACTACCTACATTAAGGTTTCCTCCTAGATCTAAAGTACCTGGTAAAGTAATATTAGTTTCATTTTCCCATCTAGAATTACTATTATTATATATTAATAATTGTTTATCTGCTAATCCAGATAGATTAACATCTGTTAAAGCTCCTAATGTTGTAACACCAGTAGCAGTAGATATACTAGTCCATGCACCACCTCTTTCTTTATAAAAAATATCTCCTCCACTTTGTTCATACTTAAAACCTACTCCATTATCTGTTTCATTAGTATCACTACTACTTAAAAAATTTACATACACATTATCCGTAGAGTTATTTAAACCAACAGATAAGTTTTTAATATTTAGAGATCTATCATTATATACTTCTTCTAATTCACTTTCCAAATTATTTTTATCAATAAAAATATTACTACTATCAACTTCACTATCTGGTTTAATATATAAATTAGTTACGCCATCTACCGTATCAAGATATAGCTCACCATATGTTATATTTGATGAATTTGAAGTTTTGTTTTTTAATAAAATAGCTGAATTACTATGGTTATCTCCACTAGCAGGAGTATGTTTTACTTTTAATGTATTATTTAATATTATTTCATTGTCTCCATCTGCTATTATTTTATTTTTTACTAATGATTCGTTTGACATTTAAAATAAAATAAAGATTTTTCTTTAATTTATTAAACTTAGAAAAAAAAAATAAATAATAATTATTTAAATTATTTAATTTTAATATTATTTAAAAAATATCAAACTTTTATAATAAATGGAAGGTTCAATTACTCAATTAGGATTAGGAAATTATTTAATTAATAAAAAAGAAAAAGCTAAATCTTTTTTTAAACATTCATATCAAAATTATCAAAATTTTGTTAAAGATACAAGAAGACTTACTTTTAAAGGAAATAATAATTTTGGAGATACTGTTCAAATGAGATTAGATCAAGAAGCTAATTACGGTGATTTAATTACTAATATGGTACTAGAAATTGATTTACCTGATATATCTTCTTTACTAACTACTTCTAATAAAAATGTAGGATATTGTAATGGTGTTGGTAATGCTATGATTGATTATGTAGAATTAAAAATAGGAGGTACTACTATTGACAGACAAAACAGAGAATGGATGGATATATGGAGTTCATTAGCAATTCCTTCAGGTAAACAATCTAATTACAAAAGAATGATTAAAAAATTTGATAATGATGTATTTATTACAACATCTTTTCAAGGAGGAAAAATATATGTACCACTATTATTTTGGTTTTGTCAAAATACCAATTATAATAATTCTACATTTATACTACCATTATTATCTTTAAGAAATAATGCTATAGAATTAAATATAAAATTTAAATCATTTAATGATGTTGTTACAAGTGATGATGATACATTACCTACAACTACATTAAATATTGATAGTATGCAGTTATTAATTGATTATGTTATTTTAGAAGAACAGGAAAGGTTATATTACTTAAATAATCCTAGACAAATATATTTAATGAATCAAGTACAATATCAACAATATTCTATTGGTGCCAATACATTAGACACAAATATCCAATTAAGAAGTTTTAAATATCCAATAACTGAACTTTTTTTTATATTCAGAATGGATACAGCTGCAAGTAAAAGACAATATTTTAATTATACAAATTCACTTACAGCTTTTGGAGGAGATACTCCTTTACAAAGTGCTAGATTGACTTTTGATGGTAGTGATAGGATTAAAGAAATGGACGCTAGTTATTTTACTCAAGTAGAACCTCATAAAGTTCATGATCATGTTCCAGATAATTCACAAATACATTGCTTTAGTTTTTCATTACAACCAGAAAACTTAGCACAGCCATCAGGATCTTGTAATTTTAGTGAAATTCATGAAGCAATTTTACACTTAAAGTTTAAAAATAATTTAGTTGCTTCTACAATGTTTGTCTTTGCAAATAATTACAATGTTTTACAAACAGATAATGGAGGTAATGCTTGGTTATTACATAATCTTAGTAAATCTGCTCCTACAATATTTCCAAATAAAAGTAATCCTACACCAATAGATTGTTAATTTTTAAATTTTTATACATTATTATAACTAATTAAAATTTATAGATTATTACAATTAACTATAATTTACAGGTTATTATAATTAATTAAAGCATATAAGGTTTACTACTAATAATAATCTAACTTAAAATTAATAAATAGAATTTATAATTATGGAGCGACCATTTAAAATTTATAAAAAACATGGTGAAAGAGGTTATATTGGTGAAGATGTATCACAATTAGAACATGCGACACAAGCAGGTTTATTAGCTGAACAATATTGTATAGAAAATAATATAGAATATCCAGTTAAAAACGATATTATCATTGGAGCATTTTTACATGATATTGGACATTTACTAGTTTTTGAATATCCAATTAATAATTATCCTTTAATGAATAATTTAGGAGTAAAAGATCATGAGTTTATAGGGGGAGAATTTTTACTATCTTTAGGGTATAATAATACTGTTGCAGAATTGGTAAAAGGACATGTATTGACTAAGAGATATCTAATTACTAAGAATAAAAGTTATTACAATAATTTATCTGAAGCTTCAAAACAAACTTTTAATTTTCAAGGTGGTAACTTATCGCAGGAAGAAATTAAACAATATGAAAAAAATCATTTATTTAACTATCACTTAAAAATTAGAGAATGGGATGATACTGCTAAGTCGACTGATCCAGAACTATTAGAAAAAATAAGAAATATGGATCCAACTAAATATTTTTATGAAAAATATGTTTTACAAAATTAAATATAAAAAGAATAAATTAAAAAATTAAACATTAAAATATTAATTAATATTTATAAATTATAAGATAACAAAACATATGCGATAACACCTAATAACGTTCCAATAACTTGCCTATATTGCATTTCTTTATAAACTTTTAACCAAGCATTTCTTTGATTTTCAGTATTAAGATATGTAACCATATATTTTGATTTTGGAGCAATTAAATAAAGAACATTAGAAGTAAATAAAACTAAAACAGTGAATACACATGTTCTTGATACTGTTTTACTTGTATTAAATTGTAAATATAAGAAACCGAGAACTAAACCTACTACTAAACCAATTAAATATATTTTCATTCTTTCATTTACTATTTCAACATAAACTTGATTTTGTTCTCTTGATAAACTACTTTGAAAGTCATTTATAATTTCAGATTTTCTAGGATTTAACATTATATAAATCATAGAACCAAATAAAGAACTAGCCATTAAACACCATAAATCGCAACAATTATTTAAAGAATTCATATTATTAAAATATACTAAGATTTTTTATTAATAAAAATAAAGTTTTGTTTAATAAAAAACTAGGATTTTTTTTTAAGAAAGATTTTTTAAGATTTTTTAGATTTTTTAAGATTTTTTAAATTTTTTAAATTTTTTAAAGTTTTAAAGTTTTAAATTTTTTAAGATTTTTTAGATTTTTTAAGATTTTTTAAATTTTTATTTTTTTTTCATTTTTTTTCATTTTTTTTTCATTTTTTTTTCATTTTTTTTCAAAAAATTTTATCAATATTTACATGGTCTAAAAGTTACTAAATAATATAATAATATAATAGGTTTATAATTAATATAATGGAATTAATGATAGTCATTAAATGTAATAAAAAAGAAAGTAAATTAAGAAAAAAGACAAAAAAAGTAAAAAAAAATGCATTTTTCAGAATTTTTTTTCATTTTTAAAATTTAAAACGAAAAAAAAAAAAAATTTTAAGACCTCTCCCCCCCCCCTCTCAAATTTACTCAAAAAATTGAGTAATTACTCAAAAAATTGAGTAAATCACCACTTTTTATTGAGTTTCCACTCAAAAATTGAGTAAAAATTGAGTAAATTACTCAAAAAATTGAGTAAATTGAGTTTTTTTCAATTTAAAACTATTATCTATGTATTATTTAATATAATGAGTGAATTTTTTTGTGAAAAATGTAAAAAAACATTTACAAGATCATATAATTTAAAAAGACATCTTGAGCGTAAAATTCCTTGTAATCTAGTGGAAAAA